CAACATGTGAGTTTTGTTTGCCGTAAACCGTAAATCTCGTTACGATTGGGCCGGACCGCACCGGTTATCAAGGCGTTTACCGCGTTAAGGTGATAAGTTTGGGTTTCCGTTTTTGGTTAGAGTTTATTCTTTGGTCCATTATATACGCTGTACTAATATAGTATGTTTTGGTCCACCTATTCTTTCGGGTTGGCAATATTCCCGTAACAAATTGGCCAAGTTTCTTTAGCGTATGGATATAGCATGTTTGGGTATGTAAACAAGAAAATGTTCCTGGGGGATGTATGCAGATGTGAGACTATGTAAGACATGTGTATGCTTTAGCAGTCTGTATAGATGCCCTTAGTGTTTGAATTATTGTAGATACCCGACATTGTTGATGTTACATACGTCGGTTGACGATTCAACCCCCAAGCTAGAGATGATAATATCTAGTTGAGCCGGGATAGGCCGGTGGTCACATTATCACAACATTTGCATGAGATGGCTCTCATGCATCTTATTGCCAATGGGCATAGCCCTCAATCGCACCACATATGGGTTTTAACGAAATTGTGGAGCGCTCGTCCCTAAACGAGCAACAGAAGGTTGGAAAGCTGGTGGAGAAGCATTTTGATTCATCATTCTTGAATTCTGGAGTTAAGGGGAAGAGGAAGTTTGAGGGCTTGACTAAATTGGAAAAGCGACAATGGCGCGAAGCCTTACAAAGAGCCATTGCCGCATGCAAGAACCGTAGTGTTGTCCGCGCATTAGCGGGCAATCGCGTACGCGGTAAGACCAAGCACAAAATACAACACTTGAGTCGTCGTGAAGAAGCCCTATACCAGTTTATGCACGAGGACGTTGTTGAGTTACAAGCTGGTCGGACAGCTGCGGTGGCCGGAGCCCTAGTTGGCTCAGGTGCGCTAATACACGTTGCCAGATCTGCGTCCAAGGCCTGTGATAAGATTGGGGCAGCAGCCGAGCAGAGCTCCAACATAATAGAAGAGCTTGGCAACCGTTTCAAGACTATGCTCAAGCAACTTCAGGATATGGGGGGTTGGTTTTTCAAGATTGCGGCTGCATCGTGCGCTTTTTGGCTGTGTATGAGATTTTCCGATTCACCACTTATTGTGGGGGTTTTCATAGCTGGGTTAGCCGCCTTTGCGCCTGACTTGGTCAAGTTTGTGCAGGACGCCATAGGCGTACATCAGCAGTCTGGTGGCATGAGTGTCGGCGGTATTGCTGCTCTGCTATGTGCCTTGCTAGTGCCCACCGGTAAAGTTCCGCGTTTTGTGGGTGAGTTTACTAAGTCCATGGCTTTCTTCCCGAAGGTGTCTGAGGGTCTTGAGGTATTTGTTGAGAAGTCGATGCGTGCCGCAGAATCCTTGATAAATTTTGTCCTACGACGGGACAAGAACACATGGATTGATGTGGGCAGGAAGAAGACCCTTGTTGAGAAGTGGCGTATAGAGTGCTTGCACATATGTGCCGCTTTTGATGCAAACCCCACCCCGGATAGGGAGGTGGTTAAGTCAGCGTCTAAGAAAGTGCAGGAGGGTTATGGTTTTCTGGCCCTGTTTACTTCCAATGACGTAAAACGTGAGATATCCGTATGGTTGGATAAACTCAATGCTCGTTTGGCCCCCCACTTGGCCACTTTGACTGCTGAGCACAACGTTCGTGTCATGCCTTGGTTTGCTTTATTTGGAGGTGAATCTGCGGTTGGTAAGACTTCCATGGTTCAGGCGTATGCTTCCTTCGTATTGCTGCTTGCAGGGTCTGCGAAGGCTGCCGATGTGTTGCCCAACCTTTGGCAGAAGGGTATAAGCGAGTACTGGAACGGATATTTAGGCCAGCGCGCCATTATTAAGGATGACTGTTTTCAGGTGCGTGGCGTTGCGGGCCAGCAAGATTCTGAGGCTATGGAGGTTATTCGCACGGTCGGTAACTGGGCGTGTCCATTAAATTTTGCGGATGTGCTCAGCAAGGGGAGGCACTATTTTGATGCGGACCTTATTGTGGGCACCACAAATGCCAAGAATATTCGTGCTGATTGGGAGCCATTTATCGCGAGCCCCGATGCCCTTATCCGTAGGTTTCAGGGTGCATATTGGCTGGAAATTGACCCTGCCTGGGACCCCAATGGTAAGTTTGACTTTTACCGGGTGCAGGAGGTCTATCGAGAGAACCTTGAGAGGTTCCTGGACCGGCGACAGAAGGAGCCCGATTGGAAACCCACTGAGGATGATGTTTTGTCTATATTCCCGTGGCACATATGGCGTGTTAGGAGACACACCTATGATAACACCAACCCTTTGTCAGGACCCATTCTCGAGGGTGGACTTAAGCAGGCGGTGCGAGAAGCGGCCGAGGAGATTAAACGCCGCAAGGCTTTGCACGTGAGGAGTGTGGAGACCCTTAATTCCCACCTGCATTTGGTCCAGGAGGCGTTGGATGGTCTTGAGCTCCAGAATGGTGGTGAGGCACAGTCCAGTGGAGTGGGCCTTGATCTTCAGG